TTATATATTTAGTTGTGAAATTGAACTAATTGCGTCTTCTTTGTTCTTATTATTAACGTGTGTATAGATATCAAGAGTCATCTGAATATTAGCATGACCCAGTAGCATTTGAACTGTTTTAGGTTTTACATTTGTATTCTCAATTAATAGGGTGGTGAAAGTATGTCTAAAGCGATGAAGAGTAATATGACGTAAGTCTTTATTTAAAACATAATTTTCGTCCAATTTATTTTCTTTAGCAAATTTTTCATTAATTTTATGATCTTTAGCATAAACTTCACTAAGCCACTGTGTTGGTTTACTTAGAGAAACATAATTGCCTGCTATGGTGTGAAATAGCTTATCAGAGAGGATTTTTTCACTTTTGCGATAATCTAACAGTACTTGCTTTAAATTAGCCGAAAGAGGGACTATACGCTTTGACTGCTTAGTTTTTGGAGTATTAACCACTTGTTTATTTCCAATACCAAATGAGATTGTTTTATTAACTGAAATAGTATTATTGATTAAATCAATATCTTTCCAGGTTAAAGCCAATGCTTCACCTTTCCTAAGACCAGTAGATGAGAGTAGTTTAAAATAAGCATAGACTCGAATATTTACTTCTTTTGCAACCTCTAAGAAAGTATCAAGTTCTTCTTTTGAATAAAAATTATGTTCTGTATCTCTACGCTTACGTGTAGTCTTCTTAGGGATGATTATTCTTGATAATTCATTATCTGCTACGTAACCCAACCGCATCCCATATTCGTAAAGCGAGCGCATAATAAATAGCACGTCACGATATTTAACTAATTCAGTTGCTAACTTATCAGCCCATTTTTGTAAATCCTTTACCTGAATGCGATCTATATAATTGTTACCAAAGTATGGAGCTACATGAGCCTTATAATTAATTTCAGTTTTGTTAGCGGTTGAACCTTTTACTGTATCTTTGTAGTTGTTAAACCACATTTTCCAAAGTTCAGAAACTTTAATTTGTTTTTGTTTAACAAAATTATCTGGTTTGACTTGTGCTAATTTATTAAATACAGTTTCAGCTTCAGCGTACGATTTAAAACCACGTCTACGAGTTATTATTCGCTTACCATTACTATTAGTTCCAAGATAGATCTGGAACATATACCGTTTTTTACCTGACTTTAATGTATATTCTTTAATGCTTGTATTTTTTCTTTTTGGCATAATAAAAAAAACTCCTATTGTAGTCTAAATAAGAACTCTGCTACAATAAGAGGGCAGAGTTCATAATTTATGGCTTTGTTAATCGAAAATATTTATGTTTGAGCTATTGGCGTAGCTCATTTCTTTATCTCACTGATGTTGGCGCATCGGTGGGATTTTTTGTTTATCTGGCTTTTATAGTCTTCAAGATATGGAACAAGAATATTATTTATTTTCTTTAAGCAATTTTATTATTTCATCATTTTGCTTGATTAAACGATTATTTTGACGAATTTGCATCCAATTTTGAGCTTCTAAAACTAGCTGTTCTGCATAAAGGGTTCTAATACCAGCGTCTTGAAATTGAGGAATTGTTCCTTTAGCAGCTGAAGCAATAGCAACTTGATTTATTGCCTCTTCGTTTTCATCAGTATAAAGATCTTGCAAATGATTTTCACTTATATATTTTTTAATCTCTTTTTCCCACGCTAAAACTTCCATATCCTTTTTTGGTTGTTTATTTTTAGTTTTTTTATTAAATAATCCCATAGTAGCTTTCCTAATTTAATTTTATATACTTCTTGACCAATAGTATCAAAGTCTGAATTTTCAAATTTAACAGTTACTGGATTGTCATTTTTTAATTCATATGCAATACATGCCTTAACTGTTTTACCAGGTAACAATTTATTATTTAAATTATCTGAATAAGTTTGTAATGGATCATTACCATTATCATCTAATGCAGCTGAGCCGGGATCTAATTGAATATTAGAAGTGTCATTTTTTTGATAAGCATGGACTACCATGTATACGTTAGATGGATCTTGTTCCTTCTTTGAATTATTAGTTACATCACAATAAAGAACTAATATTTTTTTGCCTTCTGTAGCAGAATCTCTTATTTCAGATTTAGTAAATTTGTAAGTTTCAATTCCAGCATCGAAAACTTTATTTTTATAAGTCCAAGTTTTATCTTTTGCTTTATCTGATGGAACTACTTTCTTAGGCTTATTTACTTTTGATGAAGATGATTTACTGCTATTACTTGAATTATTGTTGGATGAACAAGCGCTAGTCACCATCCCTAAAAGAGCCAAACTAGTAACTGCAATAACAAGTTTCTTTTTCATTTTATCCTCCATACTTATATATTTTTTAGTTTAACGTCATTGCGGACAATTATTGCTTATAGCGATTTTAAATATTGAATAGTCCAATCTTTATAAGAAGGTGGGATACAGTAATAATACATAAAATGATCTACATTCCATTCTTCTTTAGGAATATCCTCAAAATAATAATTGGCAAGAATTTTAATGCCTGTTTTATGTGCATTTACTTCTATGGGAGATGAACTACTATCACCACAATAATAAAATTTTCCTTTGTCTCCATTAAAAATATGACCAATTTCATGAGCTATTTCTAAAGGTAAACCTTCTTCGTCATTATTAAGATTAATGACCATTTTTCGATTAGTAGTATTGCAACAAGACGGAGTGCCAGATTGAAGTAAGTGAGTAGCTTCAAATTGAATATTATGAGCCATCGCATAATTAAATAGATAATTAATTGACAAATTATTCATCATCGTTTTTAAGCAACCTTCTTATAATTTTTAAATCTTCTGGTGGAATAGGTTTCCCTTGGAAAGTAAAAATAGTGTCATCATCATCTAAATCAGCCTGAGATTTATCATTAGATGAAGGATTATGATCATCTGTTAAACCTTTTAAGTAATCTGTAGTAGTATTTAATACTTTAGCTACTGCTGCCAGAGCGTCTGAACCTGGTTTTTTAGATTTCCAATTATAAATCGTATTGGTTCCTAATTTTGCTTTATCGTTAACTTCACGCAATGACATTTTTCTAATTTTAGCTAATTTTTTAGTCCGTTCAAATTCAATCATATCAAGGAATTCTCCAATCCTTGACAAAAAAGTTTGTAAAAAGACTAAAATATTATTGACATATTTAGTCTTTAGACATAAACTATTAATTGTCAACGAGTTAATAAACAAATTAATTTACATTAAACATTATTTTTTAGTACGGGGATACTGAATTAATGCTTATTTGTTATACGTTTAGATTAGTCTATAGACTAATAAAAGTCAATAGATTTAGTACAAATAAATTAACAAGTTAATTAACTTATTGAACTTCAAATATATCGAGGTGAATAAAATGCCAATTGAAGAACATTTAGAAAGTGCTTCAAGAGAAATTGAAATAGAAATAAAAACTGCACTAATGAAAAGAGGCTGGACGCAAGCTGATTTAGCCAAGAGATTAAACATAAGTCGTCAACAACTTAATCAAGCTGTAAAAGGAAGTAATTCTAAACGTGCTAAAGAAATCCGAGAAACAGTCTATGAGTTATTAGGAATGGAGTGATTAAAATGCAAGTTTCAATTCCAGAAAGAGTAATTGAAAGAGCGATTCAACAGCAGTATTTCAATAAAACAGAAGCAGCTAACTTTTTAGGAATTAGTAAATCTACATTTAGAATTTGGCTTACTAAATTTGACTTTAAACCAATTAGTATTGATGGCCAGCTCTTATATGACAAGGAAGTTTTAAAGAAGTTTATGGAGGAACATAAGCTATGAGCAAGTGGATTAATTCAAAAATTAATGAATTTCTTCATACTGACTTTACAGTGAGAGAAACCGAAATCTTGACTTTAGGTAGTATAGTCGCAGCATTAATGATTTTTACATTCATCATGTACACAGCGATTTTTCCAAATATCTAAGGAGATGAGTAAAACGTTAAACAAGACTACGATTAATAACTTAATTGCAAATAGCAATGCAATTACAGACGGACAAAAAAAGCCGTTACCTGCGCCAACAGATAACGACCGATACGAATTTATTTATACAAGAGGATTATAACATGAATGTTTTCGATATTAATAACGCCATTGAAGAATTAGAACAAAAAGACTTAGATCCAGAGGTTCTAGTAGATACCATTGAAAGTTTAAAATTAACCAGAGATCAGAAACTTGATGGTGCAGCTGGACTATCTGACAAATATGACAGCCAAATAAAATGGGCTAAAGAACGAATGACTGAACTTAGAGAGTTCATAAAAGTGCTAACCAATAAGAAGAACCGACTTAATCAGTTCATTACTGATGCAATAGATGACGCTGGACTAAAAGAACTACAAACTGAACATCATATCTTAAAGCCACGGAATTATCGTGACTCGGTGATTGTTGAAGAAGTTAAGAAATTGCCGATTGATTATGTCGTTGAAGAAAAGACTATCAAAGCCGATAAGAAGAAACTTTATGAAGACCTTAAGGCTGGTAAAGAAATTACTGGTGCACACTTGAAAGCTAATAGAAAGACATTAATTAAGTAAAAGAGAGGTAAATAATTATGTTTGAAAAAGAATTGAAATTAAACGCAGAAGATAAGAAACATTTACAAAAACACTTTGATGATATTTTGAGTGGTAAAGTTAAGAATTTCGTGATTTTAGGCTTGAATGATGAAACAGGAGAAGTTGTTAATCATGAATCAGGTCACAGAATTATTCTCAATGGTTTATTGCACGATGCCGTAAGAGGTAATGATTATCACGATAATGAAATGGATAAAAATGAGAACATTAGTGGTCTAATGAGTAAGCTTTTCAGTAATGGTAACTAAATGTACGAATTAAGACCTTATCAAACAGATTTAATTAATAAAATCATTGATTCAATGAAGAAAAAACATCGAGTAATTATCGTTCAAAGCCCACCTCGGACGGGAAAAACAGTGAGTAATGGCTGAAATTGCCAGGAGAACCACTGCTAGAAATAACCGAGTTATGTTTCTAATCCATAGACGTGAAGTTTTAGATCAGGCAGTTAAAACATTTAAAAACCAAGATGTTAATCCTGAACTTTTAACTGCTGGCATGGTTCAAACACTCACACGAAGAGTTGAAAAACTACCAGTTCCTGATGTGATTCTAGTGGATGAAGCCCACCACGCTTTAGCTAAAAGCTATCAAAATATTTTGAATAAGTTCCCTAAAGCAATAGTTTTACTTTTTACAGCCACACCGCACAGAACAGGTCGGCAGCAACTTGATCAGATTGCAGATGACATCATCGTTGGTCAATCAATTCATGAACTTACTGAGAAAGGATTCCTAGCACCATTCAAATATTTTCAGCCACCTGGTGACTTTGATGAAAAAGCCTTAAAGCGTGGAAGTACTGGAGATTATACGGCTGAATCAATGCAAGAAGCGATGAGCACAAAAATATTTGGTCACATCGTCAAGCAGTACAAGAGGATTGCATCAGGGATGCAAGCAGTCGTGTATACATATTCAATTGATTCGGCAATAAAAATAGCCAATGAATTCAATTCTGAGGGGATTTCGGCAATTGAAGTAGATGGAACGACTTCAAAAGAAAAACGTGATAGAGCAGTGCGGAAATTTCGAGAGAAACGATTGCAAATCTTAGTTAACGTAAATCTTTTCACGGAGGGTGTCGATTTACCAAACGTTGATTGTGTCATTATGGCTAGACCAACAGCGTCACTTGCACTGTATTTACAGTTTTCAATGCGGTGCTTAAATCCTCGACCAGGAAAGACAGCAATCATCATTGACCACGCTAATAACTTCAAAAAATTTGGTTATCCAGATGATGACCGAGACTGGAAACAAGCAATTAGATCTGGAAAACAGAAAAGTAAGACTTTATTGAAAGATCCCGGTCTATCAATTGTTACTTGTGATTATTGTTTTGCAGTAGTTAAAGCAAGCGATGTAGAAGATGGCAAATGTCCGGTATGCAGCAAACCAATCAAAGTTCATGAAGCTAAGCCAATTAGTGACGTTGATTTAGTTGAAGCAACGAAAGCTCGTAGAGAACGCATTAAGAAGATTATTCAAGATCAAGTCATGACTAATGTAGTTGATAAGTCAGTTGGAGAATTGAAGTCAATGAGTGAATTAGTAGCTTATGGTAAGTTGCATGGTTACAAGCCAGGCTGGGCTTACTTTATGGCTAAGAAGAAAGGAATATTTAAATAATTGCTGCTAAAAATATTAATAAAAGCGTTGAAAGTGCTATTGAAGATATACGGAACTTTGATAAACAAGTTGATTCGAGCTGGAGTCCTACTATCAAAATTGAAAAAGTATCTATCAGTTACTGGAACATCACATTTGACGCTAGAAATTAATTACAGTGCAGATTAAGAAGAGAGATAAAAATGAAAGTACAACAAATTACTAGTCATGGACAAGATGAGATGATTTTTCACTGCAATGGATGTGGTAATGATGTAGCAATTGATACTTTTGATTTATTAATTGCAGAAGATAACTTACATTGCCCGGTTTGTGGCACTCGTAATGATCAATTGGATTTATTAGAAGATAGGTAACCACATGATTAAAAATAAAGTCTTTGCAGAAGAAGACATTGAACAAGTTAATGAGTTTGTAAAAAATAATATTTTAAAAATTGTAAAAATTCATAAATATATTAAGAACTCAAAAAAGTATTTCAAAATTTACTACAAGGAGAAATAAACCATGCTTACTTTACCAAAAGTAGAAAAACTAAAACCAAAATCACAGCCCCACAACTTTTTTATCTGGGGAGAAACAATGTCAGGAAAATCATATTTCGCGAGTTATTTTCCTAACCCATTAGTTCTTAACACTGACGGAAACTCAGAACAAGGACAAGCGCCTAGTTTTCAGATTAGAAATATCAGAGATAAGAACGGAAAGTTGCAACAATCAGCAATTAAGCAACTTGATGATATTATCACAGCACTTCAAGTTGAAAATCCTAAGCGACCAGCTGACCAACGTTTTCAGACAATTGTCGTTGATGTAATTGATGATATCTGCGTAATGATTGAGCAGGCTATCTGTATTGATGCTGGGGTACAAGCTTTGTCTGACATTCCGTATGGCAAAGGTTGGACAGTATTTAATTCAACTTTACAGCAATTTGTTATGGATCTTAAATCCTTACCAATGAATGTGATCTATATCAGCCGTGAAATTAGCACAACCGATGAAAATACTGGGATTACTACTTATAAACAATCTCTAAAAGATAAGTATTACAACGTCATTAACGGTAACTGTGATTTAGTTATTCGAACTTCAAAAGTTGGTGCTGGTCAAAACATCACTTACATGCGTGAAGTTAAAGCAGCTAGAACTAAGTACATTCCAGAAAATATCACTAACAAACGTGTTTTGGACTTGCTAATTAGCTGTCAAGGAATGTTTAGTGATGAAGCAATCAAGAGATATCAATCAGCTAAAAAGAAGGAGAGTAAATAATGGGATTAATTACTGACGCATTCAAAGAATTACAAAAAGAAAATTTTGACCCTAAAAAAGATGATATTAGTTCAGGATTCCAACCTATTCCTGATGGTACTTATACCGTAACCCTAAGTGGAGTTAATCATGGTACGTGGGACAGTGGAACTGATTACGTAAGATTTTCATTTGATGTGGTTGCAGGAGAACAAGCGGGCAGACAAGAACACATCGTTGTTTATTTAAATGAAACTAAAAAAGATGGTACACCAAAATCTAAATCATCAATTATTCGTAGTATCAAAATGATTCAAAAAATTGGTGCAATGATTGATTTTGAAGTTCCGGATAAGGTTTTTATGGGAGCTAATGAAAGCGAAGATTATGAATTAATTCAAGAAGCCTTTCATAATGCTGGTGTGATTGGAAAATTGCTCAAATTAACTATTAAAACTACACCTAATAAAAATGATCCAGACCATCCCTGGAGGAACTATAAATTTGATACAGCTGAACAGCCTACTACAGCTAATGTAGAAGATCCATTTAAAGACGCACAAGAAAACGTTGAAATTAAAGATAATGATTTACCATTCTAGGAGGAATTAAACAATGGAAATTAAATACCCAAAAGCTGAAATGTTGATTGTTTTAGGTGAAAAAAATTATGCAGTTTACACTGATGTAAGCATAAATACAATTTCAAGGGTAAAAAAAAGTGCAAGTAGAAATGAAGATTTAGCATTTAATATTGCTAAAAGAAAGAATGGTTCATTTTGGTATCCAAGCTGTAGCGATCCAATTATTTGGACTACGGCCTTAATCAATAAACGAGTAATTAAGGCGATTCTTGAAGTGCCTGAACCTAAAGTTAAGCTTGATTATTCAGATGATAATTATGATGATGTTCCATTCTAGGTAATTACTATGCTAGTTAACTTAGTAAATTATGCTGTGAGCTACGCAGAAAAAGGATTTTCAGTAATTCCGATTGGTCAAAGCAAGAAACCGTTAATCAAGTTTGCTGGAAAACCACCACTTACTCCAGATGAAATAAGGAAAATATGGCAGAAATATCCTTTGGCTAATATTGCGCTTAAAACTGATAAGTTCTTTGTCATTGATGTTGACCGTCACTCTGGTGAAGTTGATGGCATGGAATCAATCAAGAATCTACACCATGATGAATGGTTTAAAGATACGCTTACTGAAAAGACAGCGCATGATGGTTTTCATTTTTTCTTTACAAAGCCAAAGGATATGAAGATCAGTCAAAATATTGGAATCTTACCAAGTGTGGATTTAAAGGCGCACGAAAATAATTATGTTGTTGTAGCTCCTAGCAGTTTAGGAGATAAAAAATATCGTTGGCTTAACAATGCTCCAATGAAAGCACCCCCGCAAGGGTTGCTTGATTTGATTAAAGAAAAACAGAAAGATATTCCACCAACCAAGGTGGCTGAAGTTCTACTGGGTATGCGAAAGAGAACCAAGACAACAGATCTTTTTGAAACTATTATCAATGGGTTGGGTGACAAGGGTAAACGCAATGATAATCTAGCTAGTTTTATGGGCGGTTTACTTATGAGAAATGTTAATCCTTATGTAGCTGCTAAATTAGCAGTGATTGCCAATGATAATACGGTCGATCCATTGCCACTAAATGAAGTTGAGCGCACCGTTAACTCGATGATTGAAAAAGAAAATAGAAAGAGGGAGGGGGTGCCAAGTGAGTGATGACAAAAAAATAATCAACATTAATAAAAAAGAAGCTGATCAGCTTGAAAAGAGCGAAAATATTCCGTCACCATTTGAATTAACAAATAGTAATACTTTAAAAGCTAACTCTGTAAAGAATGCCGTTCTAATTCTTAATGGTGATAAGAACTTACAAGGCTTATTCAAATTTAATGAGTTTACTCAAGAAGTTGATGTGGTTAGAAATGGCGAGTTAAAAACTATGCTTGGTACTCTAAAAATTGAAAAAGGTCAATTTACAGATCAAGTGACTAACTCAATTGAACTGTATATTGAAAGCTCAAAAGATTATACAGGCGTGGCTTTTAAAAATTCGTTGTTAGACCAGGCTATTCAAAATGTAGCGTATATGAACTCATATAATCCGGTTATTGATTATATGAATCACGCTTATGCTCACTGGGATAAAAAGCGCCGTTTAGATAAGTTCTTTCCTGAATTTCTCGGTGCAGAAGATACAGAAACTACTCGATTAATTACAAGATTATTTTTCATGGGTGTGGTTGCAAAGATTTATAAGCCTGAAACTAAATTCGACTTCGTGCTTGACATTGTTGGTGGTCAAGGTGTTGGTAAGACTTCACTTTTACAAAACATTGCACCTCTTGGACTATATACAGACCAATTCAACTCTTTTACTAACAAAGATGATTTTGCTGTTATGAAAAATGCTGTAATTGTCAATGATGATGAAATGACAGCTAGTAATGCAGCTAAATTTGAAGAAGTTAAAAAGTTCATTACTATGCAGGTTTTTGAATATCGCAAAGCTTACGCACGTAAGGCTGAAAAGTTTAAAAAGAAGTTTGTCATGGCTAGAACAACCAACGAAGTTCGGCACTTAAAAGATCGAAGTGGCGATCGTAGATTTATTTCAATTTACGCTAACAAAAAGCGACAGCTGAAAAATCCAGTTACTGATTTAACGTCTGAATATGTTGAACAATTATGGGGTGAGGCAGTTTATTTATATAAAATTGCTAAAGATCCATTCTTATTAACTCCACATCAAGAGGAATTACTTAAAGAAAATCGTGAACAATTTAGATACACTTCTGGTCTTGAAGATCAATTGATGGATGTTCTCGAGAATCAATTTAAAGATAAGGACTTTATTTCAAATAATGATTTATCTTTTGCCGTTTTTGCAGATGATGAAGCCCTTAATAAAAATAATAAAGATACCAGAGACATTAGATATTTTATGGAACACTTAGGTTATCGAGTTGGTGCGAGAAAACGTATAAATGGTGTAAGAATACGTGGATTTGCTAAAAATGGTTAGCATACTGGGCCAAAAGATCTACTAACTGTCCATAGCTGTGATGATTGATATGGTTGATGTTGGGTTAAATATGGGTTAGTGTCCCAGTAAATATTAATAAACTTTTTTATTTATAAAAAAGGATGAAATAGACGGCTTAATAAAAGTTGAGACGATTTTTACTGTCCACTGGGACAGAGGTGGGTAAAACTCTTGGAAGAGTAAGGATTTAAAGTGGGACAGTAATTAATTATTATTAGCCCAGGAGACTTTAGTATGAATATGGTAATGACATTTAATGACGCTAAAGGAGCGATATACTTGATAATTTTTTTATTACTTGTTTGGTCTGGATATAATTCAGAACATTCAGATAATGAGAAATTACAAACTGTAACTTCTTTTTGGCTAGGATCAATGATTTTTATGGTGCTGTTTTATATCGTATTTAGCACTAATAAATAGAAAAGGAATTTAATAATGAAACAATTAAAACTGCCCGATGTGGGCGATCATCTTTTGTTAAAAATAGAATCTCAATTTTCGCATGAAGTTATCTTAACTTCTTTGGACGATGACGAGTACTGTGCAATAGATTTAAAAACGAGTGAAGGAATTACTTGTGAAGATGAGTTAGTTTGTTGCGACTCAATTCCTGAGCTTTTAGGTGAAATACAAAAACATTGTGATATTTATTTTATGGAGGATTAATCATGCAAGGTAAAGTAATTATTTTTAAAGGAAATATCAAGTCATTTAAAACATCAGGGGGGAGGTAACCCTTCAAATTATTGCTGATACTAATGATGTATCACTTGATAGATTGAATGAGATTAGTGAAGGAATGGTAATGGTTAACCTTGAAGCTAGTCAAACAGAGTTATTAACTCAAGAAAGTGAGAAGAAATAGATGAGATTATTTGCTTTTAAACGTGAAGTAGAATCTTATGATGGTTTTACTAAACGAATTAATGATTGGGTGAATTTACATAAAGAGATTACTATCGTCGATTACAATTTCGGGTATGACAATGATGGAGAACTTCAAACAGTGGTGGTGAAGTGGAAATGATTAGTGATGCATTTTTCCAATTGCATAATTCATTGAAGAAATTATTTTGTCATCATGAATATATTTATCATTCAGTACCGTATTGTTTAAAATTTATTGAATACTATGAATGTAAGAAGTGTGGAAGATTAGCTTCTAATCCTCCTGAAGAATTGGTGATACATGATGGCAAGTGAACATGAAATTCAAAAATTAATTCAGGTGGCATTGTCGCGGCATAAATGTAGCGTGTTCCGTACTAATGTGGGTAAAGTTCAAACGATTGATAAACGTTGGTTTGATACGGGACTACCTCAAGGATTTCCTGATTTAATGGGATATCGTTGGGTAGATAACCAGATTTTTATGATTGAGGTTAAATCTAAAACGGGAAAACCTCGTAAAGATCAGTTACGTTTTCATGAATTTTTACAGTCACACAATGTGATTCATGGAATTGCTAGATCAGTACAAGATGCTTTGATGATTGTTGATGGTGGTTTAGTCGGATACGGTTATGATTAGTTTGGTATATAGGAGTGGGTACAGTGAGCTTAGGTTTATTTCCAGAATTAGATGAAAAAGAAACTAGAAAGTCTGTTTCTAAGTTTCTAACAAAAGATCTTGAAAGACTATTGCTTATGAGCGGTCATGATCTTTTAGATTTAAAATCACCTGTACTAAGTGCAGCTCCTGGTCATAGCAATGGAGAAAATCATAATGAAGCTGCAATTATTCGTGGACTTAATGCCGAAGCAATGATTAAAGCCGTTGCTGACACTATTGCACATTGTTCTGATAATTCGAGGAAAGTTTTACTAGGCTTATTTATCTATCAGCAGTCATGGGATGAAGTTCAAAAAACTTTATTTTGTGAGCATAATAAGCTTGGATATACCCGTAAGAAAGCTCTTTATGATTTTGCAGATAGCTTTGATTTTTGGCAAAGATTTTATGAATGTGAACCTATAATTGATCTTCATAAATATAAGTAAGGGTACTTTGAAGGTATAATTGTGGTACTTCAATAGTCTTTGACTATGGTTAAATATATATTGTGAGTTAATGAAAATTAATTCACCGCATTAATAGAATTCCTCTCTATATTATGTATTTAACATTTAGGCTATTGCTCTGTGTTAGCTGCGCATACACGCATTCTTTAAGAATGTCCTTTAAGAGCATAATTATGATTAGCTTTAGTTTTTAATTGCTTAGTTTTAAGTCGCTAAGGCTAATCTTTATGGCAAAGTGGTCCAGTAGCAACGACAGCGGACTGTAAATCCGTCACCGAAAGGTTTCATAGGTGCAAGTCCTATCTTTGCCATAGTCCTATAAGGACTAAACAATTCCATTCGTTTCAAAAAGTCAAGTCTTTTAATTAGGCTTGACTTTTTTATAATTATTTTTGAAACGAATGGAGGCTAAATAAAATGAATGTTTTTACAAATAATATTATTGATGGTTATATAAAATGGAATAAAAACAATATGATTAGCAAAAATTTTACATGTGGTTACTGTGGAGCGTATGTTTCTAGTGATAAAGGAATGCCTCTTGTAGATCAAGGTAGAGTATATCCGACAGAAAGTATTGGTGTGTATATATGTACTAATTGTTATATGCCTACTTTTATTTATGATGATATTCAAGTACCAGGAAATAGATATGGGGTAGCAGTTAGTGGAGTTCCTAAAGATGTAAACGATGTTTATGAAGAAGCTAGAAGTTGTTACGGTGCAAATGCTTTTACTGGAGTAGTTCTATTGTGCAGAAAGTTATTAATGCATGTTGCTGTAGATTTAGGAGCTAAAGATAATCTTAAATTTGTTGAATATGTAAATTATTTAAATGAGAATCATTTTGTAAGTGTTAAAAGTCATGATTGGGTTGATCAAATTCGAAAATACGGCAACGAAGCAAATCATGAAATACAAGTTAATACTAAAGAAGATGCACAAAAGATTATAAAGTTTTGCGAAATGATATTAAAAATGAATTATGAATATCCTTCGGAGATAAATGATTCGAATGATAGGAAAAATAATTAATTTTATAAGGGCAGTCGAAAGGCCAGTTCTTTTTTAATGGAAATATTATTAAAATTTTAGCAGTGGTTTTAAAATATTTACCATTGTTGGACTTAGTTAGCTTAAATTTATATTCATCTCAAAGAATGAATCCTATTATTTCGAAATTGATTTTTTTATAATTGTTATTGAGGTGATTTTATGACTGCTTTAAATGCTGAAATTAGTCCTAATAGTATTATTTTATCTATGGATACTTTAGCATCGAGAAAAAACAACAACGGAAAAACTATTCCATCTTACTTTACTCAAAAATTTGAATATTATCCTTTTACTCAAAGCATATTGTGTGGAACTGGAGATTTTTCAATTATTAGACTAGCTTTTGATAGATCTAGATCAATTTTATCGAAAGAAGTTAAAACATTTAGTCTAATAATTCGAGATGTTTTAAAAAATAATATTGAAAAAGTAAATACAGACACAACAATTTATATCTTCGGCTTTGATGAAGATATGAATACACATGCTTATGCTCTTAGGAGCACTAATAAATTTGGTATTCAGGAGATCGCAAGTTATTCAAATCCTAATTGGATATTAAAGCCTCAGTGTGAAGAAGCGATAGATTATTTGCTTAATAGCGATTCAAATAATAAAATTCATATATTCAAAGAACTAATGAAAATCGAAAAAAATATTGACGACAAAAAAACTAAAGAAAGGGTTGGGATTGGTGGTCAAAATATTTTAATTAATTTAGTAGCTAAAGATGGAGAGATATTATCTAGCATTAATATAATTGATGAATTTGAAGATTACGATAAACAATATAAGTTTTGTCTGGAAAATTTATGATTTTTAAGTCAGCATAAGCTGGCTTTTTATTTTTGCATAAAACTAAGGTGGTGGTGATATGGTTTGAGTAAATTAACGACAAAGCAGAAAAAGTTCTGTGACGAATATATAAAGTCTGGTAATGCCAAAGACGCAGCAATTAAGGCTGGATATTCTCCTAAAACAGCTTATTCAATTGGTAACGAAAACCTGAATAAACCTGAACTCAAATTTTATATAGAAGAGCAGATGAAAAAGCTCGAATCGAAAAAGACAGCAGGGGCTAGAGAGGTTTTAGAATATCTTAGTTCAGTTATGCGGGGCGAACAAACAGAGTCTGTAACAACCGCTAAAGGCGTATATGATGATGTACCAGTTTCGGCGAAAGATAGAATTTCGGCAGCTAAAGAAATACTTAAAAGGTATCCTGTTGATCCACTTGGTAAGGCACAGTTGCGCAGAGCTAATGCTGATGCAAGAGTTGCAGAAGCTAAGGCTAAGGCAATGGAAGATAATGGGCAAGATATCGAGCAGCTACTTGATAAAATGCTAGTTTCATTAGATAAGGCAGATGATAGAAATAGCAATAACTGATTTTTTTACTTTAAAACAAGCTCAAGTATTCCATTTTTATAGAACTAAGCCTTTTAAAATTATGATATTATCCGGCGGTGTTCGATCTGGTAAGAGTTTTGTTAACAACGTCTTATTTATGAATGAATTAAAACGAGTAGCATTGCAAGCTGAAAAAGAAGGTAATAATCATCCTCGTTTTATATTAGCTGGTGCTAGTTCTGGTTCAATTTATAATAACGTGGTTTCAGAATTACAAACTCAATTTGGAATTACTCTTAATGCTGACAAACACAATCATTATCATTTGTTTGGTGTTGATATTGTGCCTGTTTATACCGGTTCAATTAATGGACTTAAAAGTGCTCGTGGGTTTACAGCTTATGGTGCTTATGTAAACGAAGCATCCCTAGCAAATGAAGCTGTCTTTAATGAAATTCAAAACCGTTGTTCTAAAGGTGGGTCACATATTATATGCGATACAAACCCTGATATTCCTACACACTGGCTTAAAACCAATTACATTGATAATAAAAATCCTGACGCAGGTGTTGTATCGTTTAATTTTACGATTGATGATAATACAACCCTTGCATCTGATTATGTTAAGTCGATGAAAGCATCTAAGATTGGTGTATTTTATGACAGGGATATTCTAGGTCTATGGGCTACGGGCGATGGCATCGTTTATCAAGACTTCAATAAAGACACAATGGTGGTTGATGAAGTACCTGATGACTTAGAGTATTACTGCGGTGTTGACTGGGGCTTTGCTAAAGGACATGAGAATGTAATCACAGTCATGGGTGATGATCCCGATACTGATATCTCTTATCTAATCGGTGTTTATAAATCGACTGGCAAATATATTGATTACTGGGTAGATATAGCTCAGCAAATACAAGATAAGCGTGGTTATGGGATTAATTTCTGGTGTGATTCAGCACGTCCAGAATATGTATCTTATTTCCAGCAACAAGATATTCAAGCTCGAAATGCTGATAAATCAGTTATGGATGGAATTGAATATTGTTCATCTCGAATTAAATTAGGCAAGTTTAAGGTTTTGCGCAGTTGTGCAGAGCCTTTTTTAGACGACTTATATCAATATGTTTGGGATCCAGTTAAAGGTGTGCCTAAGAAAGAGCATGATAATGTAATGGATTCTTTTAGATATGGTTTATATAACCAACACAAACAGCTTGACAATGAATTTATTCCAAATATTTATATTTAAGGTGGTGATTAGTTGAAAAAAGTTAGAGGTAGAGGATTAGTTACAAGAAATGGTACTTTCTTATTTCCAAAAGATGCAGAATTGACTGATGATGAATTAAAAGGATTTATTAACTGGAATACCGATCATTTACAGCCTAAATATCGTGAGAATATGAGGTTGTATTTGAGTAAACATGATATTTTAAATGCTGATCCTAAAGAATTTGGACCTGATAACCGATTAGTAGCTAATTTAGCTAAGTATATTGTTGATACCTATAACGGATATTCGTTAGGCGTAGCACCTAAGATCACGTTAGAAAAAGGTAGTAACAATGATAGTTTGCAAGATTGGCTGAATCATGTTTCATTCTTTGATAAACTCAATGAGTTAGGGAAACAAACAAGCATTTATGGGCGCTCGATTGGATATGTTTATCAGAATGAAAATGCTGAAACAGAATTTAACTACGTTAGTCCATCCAAAGCTTTTATTATCTATGACAATACAGTTAATAGAGAACCATTAGCTTTTGTGATGTATGAGTATTACGACACTGAGAGCGATTGGCAAGCTAGAGGTAAGATTTATTATGCTAATAAGGTTTATGATTTTGATGATATGAAAATATCAGATGATGATACAGTTAATCCTTATAAAATGGTTCCAGCGGTTGAGTTCTACGAAAATGAAGAACGTCAAGGTGTTCTTGATCCAGTTAAGACATTGTTAAATGCTTATGATAAGGTGCTCAGTCAAAAGGCTAATCAGAATGAATATTTTGATAATGCATATTTAGCATTATTTAATGTTCATTTGAAGACTGATAAGAAGACAGGAAAGCCTATCCTTGATTTAGTTAACAATAGATTTTTGTACTTACCTAATACGACACCAGGAACAGAACCAAAGCTAGAATTCGTTTCAAAGCCTGATAATGATGGAATGCAAGAAAATTATTTAAAACGATTGGAAGACCTGATTTATCAAGTGTCTATGGTTCCTAACCTTAACGATCAAGCTTTTGCAGGTAATCAAAGCGGTGTAGCTCTTCAATATAAGCTGTTATCACTGCAAAATAAAACAGCAAACCAAGTTAGAAAATTCAAAAAATCACTCAGACAGTTGTTCCGAGTGATTTTTTCTGTTGGTCAAGTAGTCAATAAGCCTGATTTATGGGATCAGTTGTCAATTGAGTTCTATCCAAACTTACCAACTGATATAGCTGGTGCTATTTCGGATGCTAAGAATGTTGAGGGACTTGTTTCTCAACGAACAGCATTAAAATTATTGCCGTTCGTTAGTGATCCTGATGAAGAAATTAAGCAAATGAACCAGGAAAAACAAGATTCTATTAAGAATGCTCAACAAGCAGCTGGATCATTACCTGATTATTTGAATTCTGGTGACGATGATGACAAGTCTCAAGAAAAGTAAGGCTTACTGGGATGCAAGAGCTAAGGCTGAGAAGATTTGGCAAGAATCTGCAAAAAAAGATATCGAAAAATACAACCAACATATAGTTAGCATGTATAATCAAGCAACGTCTGATATTAACCGTCAAATTAAAGCTGATTTAGCCTTATCAGAAGGTAAGCTTATTAAAGCTGACTCTATGAAAGAGTATGAATCTCTGGCTAAACGAGCAGTCGATAAAGCTAATGCATTGAGAGCCCAAGGTAAGCATGTTACTCGTAAGGATTTTTCTAAAGATGTTAACGACCGCTTGAAAATCTATAATGCAACCATGCGAATAAATCGTAATGAGATCCTTAAATCAAAAATTGGCGCTAGATTAGTAGAATTAGGCGTTGACCAGGAAGAAAGTTTAACTAATAAGCTCTGGAATGATTACACCAAAGAAAAGGAACGTCAAGCTGGGATTTTTGGTATTACTGCTAAATCTAATTTATGGACTTCAAAAGAAGTTCAAGAACAAATTGCCAAACAAGTTGCAGGCGCTAACTTTTCTAAAAGAATCTGGGCTGATATTGATGGCTTGAAAGGTCAATTAGATGGATTGATATCTAGTGCAGTTATTCGTGGTGAAGCTCCACAGAAAATGGCAAAATGGCTAACTGGAATGGTATCTTCAACAGTAAGTAATCAAGAATATGCTGCTGAAAGGCTGGCTAGAACTGAAACGGCTAGGGTATATTTTACAGCTCAGCAGAATTCACTTATGAAGTATGGCTATAAGTTCGTTAAGTGGATTGCAGAAGGTAATGCCTGTAAGGTATGTCGTCAGTTTGCTGATAAGAGTACTGAATACGGTGATGATGGAGTTTATCCAGTTAGGGAAGTGCCTAATATTCCAGTTCATCCTAATTGTATGTGTTCTATTTCAGCCTACTGGGTTGATGATGATAAATTGCCTAAAGAGCCTAAGAATGAAGATAAAGATATACAAACTATTATTGATGGATTGCAAAGTTAAAATTTCATTTCGACATATGGCGATAAAATAGCTAATGAATTGGCTAAAAAAATCAATACTCTTATGCCAGATCAAAAGAAGATGTACATTAAAAATTTTAAAAATATTACATTTAGAGAACCTTCAAGTGGTGGAGCAAATGTAGTAGACAAAGTGGTAGAAATTTCAAAGAAAGATCTGTTAGGAACAAAAACAGAAAATAAATTTGGTATCTTTTTCCATGAAACTGGACATGCTTTTGATGTTCCGAAACCTTTAGAAAAAGGAAAGATGCCATCTTTGGAAGATGTTTTAAATACTAGTCAGAAAGTTGGTTTGGCAGAATCTACTCTTAAAGACTTCAATCATGATGTTTATAAGGATATTCCAGGCTTTGATTCTTTAGGCAAAAGACCAAGAAGAAATTCTAAGGCTTATAAGACTTGGAATGAGAATTATATGGCGTTAATGGATAAGCGAAGTAAAGCAGAAGATGCTTTTGATGGAGAAATTGATAAATTAAAGAAATTATCACCTTCATCAAGATCAAATTTATCTGACATGATTGAATCAGCTGATAGTCGATTAGGAGATTACAAATGGTCTAGTAATCCATTAGGAATGGGACATGCTCAAAAGAATTATGGCTATTGGAAAGATAAGGATATAGGTAATGCTGAGAGTGAATTTTTTGCCGAAGTTAATTCAGCTGTTGCTACTAATCCAGAATCATTAAAATTAATAAAAAAAATACTTTCCGAGTTCGTATGAAAAATATTGGGAAGTAGTTAAGTTGATTAATAAGTAAGTGACTATTTAGATAGTCGTTTTTATTTTGGAGAAAAAATGTGGTTAAACCTGAATTTAAAATTACAAAAAATCAAATTTATGAAATTTTTGATAATTGTTATCCCAAAATTAAAGAAGCTACAGATCAAGTTGGATTTCAAACAAAGCATTTAGAAGATGGTAGAGATGCAATTCAACTTACAATTGTTTGCAAAAAAGATAAGAATAGAAATCTTGGAGAAATAGATATTCAAGATGGGGATATTTTTTATTTAAAATTTTAATATTTTGTCTCCCAAGACATTAAATGCGAGGTTAGATAGGCTCCCAAGCCTTAAAATGCGAGGAGGTAAACATGGAAGATGAAAACAAGACTCAATCTGAAGAAGTAAAAGATGAAGTTCAACCAAAGGCCAAGGAAGAACCAACAGTTACTAAGCAGATTGAAAAAATGAGAAAGCGTATTGATCAAGAGGTTGGTCAACGAAAGGCTTCTGAAGACTTAAACGCTAAGTTGCAAGATCAAGTGAAAACTTTGACAGAAAAGCTTAAGTCACAGGATCAATCTAAGGAAGATAAAGTTGAGAATCCAGAATTAGATGAAACTAAGAAAGAAAATGAAAATCTTAAAGCTCAACTAACTCGTAGAGATCAAATGGATACAGTAGCACAGCAATTCAATAAGGCTGGTGTAATTGTGCCTAAGGAAGTATTAAAGCTTGTCGTGCCCTCTGGAATTGATGAAAAACAAGTATCAGTTAACATGAAAGCTCTTAGTTCTTTTTATGATGATATCGTAAAGCAAACTAAGCAAGAATTTCTAAAAGGCGATACTCCTAAGATCACTGGAAGTGATACCAAGCCTTTTGATCGTGCGAAAGTAAGAAAAATTTCTGATCCGGTTAAACGAGTTCAGATGATTCAAGAACATATTAAAGATTACAGATAGGAGAAATAATTAAATGACTGTAGATGAAAATGTAGTTACTAGTGATAAATTAGCAGCACACTCAATTGATTTTGTAGAACAATTTTCTGATAACGTAAAGACTTTACTTGGTGCGATGGGACATGTTCGAATGCATCCAATGGCATCAGGGACACAAATTCAAACCTATAAGAAAGAAACAAAAGAAGCTACTAGTCGAACGGTAAATGAAGGGGAAGTAATTCCATTAACACAGGTTAAAAGAACAAAGGATAAAGTTTATACTTTAAGCCTTACTGACAAGTTACGAAAAGTAACTACTTTTGAAGCAATTCAACAAGATGGATTTGATCAAGCAGTAACATTTACTGACCAGCGTCTTTTATCCATTGCTCAAAAGAATGCTAAAAAGGACTTCTTTTCAGCATTAACTAGCAAAGGAACTACAGCTACTTCTGGCAATGCTTTGCAAGGAGCAATTTCTAATGGCTTAGGCAAGTTAGCTGGTTTATTTGAAGACGTTGATAATGTTGGAACTACTATCGTTTATGCTAACCCAAGTGATGTGTATGGTTACTTAGGCAAGGCGCAAATTACTACTCAAACTGCCTTTGGTTTGAAATATCTACAAAACTTTTTAAATGCTGATGTAGTATTTTTAAGCACTTCCATTCCAGAAGGTAAAGTTGTGCTAACTGTAGATAACAACATCAATTTCTATTATGTAGATATGCACGGACAAGCAGGTAATGCTTTTAATATGACAGTAGATGAAACTGGCTTAATTGGTGTAACTCATAGTAGACTTGATGACTCATTAAGTTATCAAACCGTTGCAGCAGGAGGCTGGTTAATTTTGCCAGAAAGAACCGATGGTATTGTAACTTCATCTATTACAGTTCCTGGACCATCTCAAGCCGGTGGCGCTGGCGTCGGGCACTAAAGGAAGTGGTCTAGGTGTCTGATAAATTAGCTAAAGTCAAGATTGCACTTCAGCTTAAAACTGATGAGTATGATGATTTACTTGAAATTTATCTTGAAGATGCAACTGATGCTTTAAAGTTACTCTTATCAATTAATGAAGATCTTCCACAATCGTTAGAACATATTGTGCGTGCAGTTGCTGTAAAGAAGTTTAATCGGCTTAAAAACGAAGGTATGGCGTCTTATAGTCAAGACGGAGAAAGCATAACTTTCAATTCCAACGATTTTGACGACTTTAAAGATGAGATTGAGCATTATCGTCAAGATAATAATGTTCTTAATCAAGGGATGTGGGTGAATCCATATGAGGTATGACACGATTGTTAGCTTGTTTAAGAATTCTGATGGCAAATATAATCCACGTACTCATAAGCATAATGCTGAACCCATTCTTATTGATTCATTATTTGCTAACGTGACTGATTTGGGACTTAAGAACCAAGTTCAATTACTAGGTGGAATTAAGCAAGGATCTAAAACGATTAGATTCAAAGAAAAAGTAGCTAATGATTGGGATTACTTAACGATTGATGAAGATGATCGAAAGTATCGGTTCATTAGCTCATTGAATGTTCAAAAAGGTTATGCAGTGATTGTAGGTGAAGACGTTGGCTGAGATAAAAATTGAAGGATTAAGTGCGTTAGTTTCTGGTATTGATGCCAAAAAGTATTCTGGTAAGCAGATTCGTAATGTAGTCATGAAAAACGGGGCCGATCTTCAAGAAGACGCCCAAAAGCGTATGACTAAAACGGTCGCTTACGTAAAGGGATATTCAAAAGGAACAACTAGACGTAGCACAACACTAACCATTAGTGATGATGGAATGAAAGCTACAGTTGCACCCGGAACGTCTTATTTTCCATATGTTGAATACGGAACTAGATACATGGAAGCAGAGCCTACGCTTAACCCTGCATTTCAGAAAATTAAGCAGCAATTTTATAAAGATGTAATGAATCTGGTTAAAAAATGATAGATGTACAAGAAGAGCTTTTTGATAGGCTTTATTTTTTTGCACAAAATGAGTTAGGTTTTGATACTTACGACTCATTGCCAAGAGACGGGACTAAGTACCCGTTTGTTGAGATTGCAGAAACGAATTTAGTTTCTGATGATTTGAAAAATGCATATTCTGGCACAATTACTCAAACAGTTAACGTTTGGGGCGACCAAGATATGCGCTTTCTAGTTACTCAGATGATGAACAAGTTGTGTGTGAATCGTGTTAGTAGCGAACATTACACGTTTAACTTGAAAAATATTCAAAAAAGAATATTACCCGATTCAAGCGTTCCAAATACTCGGTTATTTCACGGTGTTTTGACACTTGAATTTGTTTATACGAAAGGAAAAATTTAAATGGCAGAAGTTCAAGCATTAGCTGGTAAACGAATGGTGTCATATTTTCGCTTACTAAAGAATGCAACTAAAGAAAAAGCGGAAATTGTTCCACTTGAGGGAGATTCAAGTATTTCTTTCAAGCGTAATTCTAAATCAACAACTACTAAGTCTGGAAATATTTCAACTAGTGCAGGGTTAACAACTAAAATTGACCAAACATTCTATGAAGGTATCAACAAAGTTTCAGACGAATTCTATGATGCAGTACTTAATGATGAGGTTGTCGAGTATTGGCTAGTTAATTTAGATAGAGTTAACAATAAAGGACAATTCTGGGCTATTTATGCAAGAGCTAAGGTTACCGAAGATAAGCCTAGCTTTAAAGCTGACTCAACAGCTGAACGTTCCCCAAAGATGGAAGTTATTGGTACTCCACGAAGAGGATACTTAACTCTTAGTGATTACGATCAAGACATGCTTGCTTATGCATTCCGTGGTATTGGTCAAATTACTGGTACAGCTAAGGAAGATGGTACTGATGGCGGTGGTTTAGCTTATGAGAATAATGCTGATCCAAGTAATGACACTGTACCGACTGAAAAAAATAGCTCTAGTGAATCACATACTACTCAAGGAGGTCACGATTAATGCAAATCAAAATTAATGGTAAAACCTATGACTTAAACTTTGGCATTCGTTGGGTTCTTTTAATGAACCAAAATCACAATATCAGCGGAAATGGTTTATCCCAAGGAATGGGCATTAATCAAGCTGTGGCATCATTATCTCAATATGATCCAATCGGCTTATCTGAAATCCTGGTAAATGCTACATGGATTAATAAGGAGCGCCCAACGTCTGCTGATATTGACCATTATTTAGAAACAGATGCAGATATTAAGAAACTTTGCGACAGCATTTTGAAAGAAATTGAAACTGCTAATGCTACTAAGGCGCAGGTAAAAAACGTTCTAAAGACTATGAAAAAGGCGCAAGAACAAGCTATGAACAAGAATTTAGAGAAATTAGGCTAAATTCCTTAGCTTATTTAGGTTTTCATAGTCTAAAAGACATAGACGCAATGACTATTGCTGAATATGAACTTCGAATGGAGGCATATAACCTAGAACAAGTTGAAAAGCAGTATGATGCAGCTACTTCTGCATGGATGAACCGAAATGCGCAGGCATTCGATAAAGATGGTAACGCCGTTTTTACAGATTTTAATGATTTCTTTGATAAGCAAGAAGCAATTGATCAAGTAAGAAGTACGTTTGAGCTCGATTATAAGCCATTGAGTGGTAAATCTAAGCAAAATCATATGAGTAAGCAAGACATTATGATTAAGCGGATTAAAGAGTACCAAAAATTGCACCCAAGAAAGGAGACAACTAATGAATAATGAATCATTTAGCATAGTTGCCGTTCTTTCAGCAATTGACCAAGGATTTACTTCTGGTTTAGATGCAGCAGCTGCTAAAGCAAAGTCTTTCAGTGAAGGTTCAAAAATCTCAATGGAAGATATTGGTACTGGTATGACTGTAGCAGGTGCGGCAGTTACTGCAATGGGTGTCAAGTCGCTTGATTCTTTTGGTAAATTTGAAGCCAGTTTGAACCAAGCAGCAGTTGTTGCAGGTGGTACAGCTAAAGATATTGGTCAACTTGATGATTTAGCCAATAAAATGGGTGCTGACTTACCGTTATCTGCACAAGATTGTGCTGATGCCATGATTGAGATGGCTCGTAATGGTGCATCTATTGGAGATATTAAGAAACAGTTCCCAGCAATTGCTCAAGCTGCTACTGCCGCAGGATCTGATATTAAGGCTACTGCTGGTGTTGTTCAAGAAGCAATGAATATCTGGGGTAAATCTTTGGATTCTCCTCAACAAGCAGCTGCAATTTTAGTTCAAACTGCTAATGCGTCAAATGCTAGTGTTGAAGACATGCAACAGGCACTTGCTACTATTGGTGGATCAGCTGGTCAAGCTGGCATGAGTTTGCAAGTAACATCTGAAGCAATTGGTTTGTTAACTAATAAAGGATTTAGTGCAGCACAAGCTTCTATGGACTTGAACCATGCTATTTTGCAAATGATGGCTCCTTCTAAAGTTGCAAAAGATGCCATGTCTAGCTTGGGTATCAGCTTTACCGATGCTCAAGGTAAAATGAAACAATTCCCAACTATTTTATCTGAATTAAATCAGGCTTTAAATGGTTTAAATCCTGATGAAAAGGCGCAAAAATTAAAGGCAATGTTTGGTACTGCTGGTATGCAAGCCATTGTTCCACTACTTGATACGGTAAAGAACAAGACTAATGATGCCAAAGTATCGTGGGACGCTTACGCAAGAGAGCAAGAAAAAGCAGCTGGTTCTACCAAAAAGGCTAATGCTTCTTTGAAAGAGCAAGCTGATGAAATGCAGAAAAACGTTGGATCAAGTATCGAACAATTGGGCGGTAACTGGGAATCACTTCGCAATAAATCTATGAAGTCTGCTCAAGATATTAATGGAGCGTCAATTAGAAATGCTAATGCTATGCTTCAATGGGCTACTGATTCGAATTCAGCAACTGCTAAGTTCATTCGTGGATTTATTGGCTTAAGTCCTGCTATTGGTACTGCAACGACTTCTGTTGGTATGTTTTTAAGGAATGCAAAAACTATTGCCGGAACTCTTTCTGGTGGAGTTACTGGGATCAGCAACTTTATTAAAGTTGGAACTAGTATTGTTCAGGTAGCATCAGGCGCTAAAACTGCTGAGGCAGCATTTGGAAAACTAGCTGAAAGTTCACATTTAGCAGCAGCTGCCCAAAAAGCTTGTGCAGCTGCATCATTTATTGCACAACATGCTTTAGCTTTTGGGATAGTTGGAGCAATCACAATTGTAGTAACTGCTCTGGTTTTATTTTTCACTAAAACTAAAACTGGGCAACAGATGTGGTCTAATTTTGTTAGCTGGCTAAAAAATGCGTGGCAATCGCTAGTTCAAATAGCGCAAACAGTATGGAATGCCATAGTTCAAGCTTTTAATACTTCTGTAAATGCAGTAAGAAGTGCTTGGAATGGAATTGCAGGTTTCTTTAGTAATTTATGGCAAGGCATTGTACAAGCCACTAAATCTATTTGGTCAGGTTTAACCCAATTCTTTTCTCAAATTGCAACGACAGTTCAAAATGCTTGGAATGGTTTAGCAAGTTTCTTTAGTGATTTATGGAATGGAATAGTTTCAGTTGCTAAGAGTATTTGGCAAGGACTAGTTTCTTTCTTTAGTCCATTAATCAATGCTATAGCTTCAATATGGCGAAGCTTAGTTACAGTAATCAAGAATGTTTGGCAGAGTATAGTAGACGGCGTTAAACCAATTATCTCTGCGCTTGAAAATTATTTTAGTGCATTAGCTGATTTCTATAGAACTTTGTGGACTGGAATTGTTACTGCTGCTAAGGCAATATGGCAAGGACTTGTTGTTGCATTTGGCGTTATTGTTTCTGCAATCAAAGCGATCTGGAATCCTATAAAGGCTTTCTTTAGTGACTTATGGACTGGAATTGTTACTGTAGCAAGAGTAACTTGGCAAGGATTAACTGTACTTTTTACAGCTATGGTTACGGTAATCAAAGCTATTTGGAATCCGATTAAAATATTCTTCAATTTATTGTGGCAAGGAATTGTGCTAGTTGCAAAAGTAACTTGGCAAGGTTTAGTTGTCATCTTTAAGGCAATAGTCACAGCGATCAAAGCAATCTGGACCCCAATCAAAGCTTTCTTTAGCTTGTTATGGCAAGGAATTCTGCTTGTAAACAGAACCGTCTGGAATGTAATTAGAAACTACATTTCAACTGTGTTTAAGAATATTCAAACTGTAATCAGAGCAGGAATGAATATTATCAAGACAATATTCACTGCTGGTTGGAATATTCTTACTACAATCGTAAGTACGGTTTGGAAAATTATTACTACTGTCATTTCAACAGCAATTAATGCTGTTGCTGGTATTATTAGAGCAATTACTGCTGTGATTCGTGGTGATTGGTCTGGTGCATGGAATGCGATTAAAGGCGTTGTTCAGACCGTATGGAATGGCATTAAGTCAGTTGTTCAGATTGGAATTAATGCGGTTCAATCTATTGTTAGAACAGTAATGAATGCCGTTAAGGGAGTATTCAGTTCAATTTGGAATGCAATTAAAGGAATTTTCAATAATAATGTTCAGTTCATCAAATCGGTAATGCACATTGATTTAGGCGCTCAAGGTCGAGCAATTATGAATTCACTTCTTAAAGGTCTAAAGGACGCTTGGGAAAACGTTAAGAATTTCGTTGGTGGTATTGGTAACTGGATCAAGGAACACAAGGGTCCATTATCTTACGATGAACAATTACTAATTCCAGCTGGTTTAGCTATCATGTCTGGATTGAATGGCGGTTTAACTAACGGATTCAGTGATGTTCAAGACAATGTTTCTGGAATGGCTGGAGTAATTTCAGATCAGGTTACTGGGATTATGGATAAGGCGCAAAATGCATTAAACGATGACCAGTTAACTATTCCTGCAATTAACTCTCAGCAGTATTCCGAATCAATCGACCGACTTAATGGTATGGTTCAAGGCGGTAATTACAACCAAAACGTAACCATGCAAGAGAGCGGATTGCAGAAAACTAATACTGAATTGCTTCGTAAGATTGCTAATAAGGATAATACTATGATCCTTGATGATGGCACATTAGTAGCCAAGACAGCCCCTAAGATGGACGAATCAATTGGTGGCAAGGTTAACTTGAAAGACAGGTGGTCAAAATAAAAGATTTATTTTCTCAATTTAATCATCAATATCAAGAAAGATACGACTTTCATGATTTAGATAAAAATTCAGATGTTGATCTTTATATGTCACCTGATGAAGGTTTTACCTTTGCTAACTTCAACTCAGCTGACAAGGGCTGGTGGCTCACTAAGAGGGATGCACCAACGCCAAAAGAGAAAGAGATAACATATTCTGTTCCTTACTCACAAGGCGAGGAAGACTTTTCTAATTTAAATAATCAAAGATTTTTTGAAGCCCGTGAGATCACTTACGAGCTTCTTTTAGTTGATGAAGATTACTCTTACAGGAAAGCAAAGGAAAAGGAAATCAAGCGTCTAATTATGCAAGCTGCGGGATATAGAGAGCTTGATGATACTTTCAATTCTGGCTTTTGTTTTTCAGCTAAGTCCGAAAGCGTGGAGTGTTCCGATGATGAGAGTAACGGCACTCTGACAGCCACAGTGAAGTTTAAGGCATACCCTTATGCAATTGCTAGGAGCTATGAAGGCAGTGATATCTGGGACGAGATCAATTTTGATAACTGGGAGTTCCAACAAACTTCTTTTGAAGTGAATAACAGTTCTGTTAAGACTGACCTTGATAATTACGGCTCTAAGCCAGTAGAACTGGGCTTTGCAGTAACTGGGAAGGTCAAGGTAACAGGTTCTAATATCAATCTGGACTTAGATCAAGCTGGAGCAACTAAGGTAACGATAATGCTACCAGTTGGAGTGACAAGTCTTACTGTGTCAGGAATTGGCACTGTTCACTTCCAATTTAAGCGAGAGGAGATGATTTAGTGGGCTATAGGATTGTGGCATACGATAAGCCAACTGATAAGAACGGCTTTATCGTATACGACCAAAATCTAGCAACAAGGAATTTAGTATCTGGTAGCTTAAATTTAAAGCTGACAGATATTGATGACCTTGATCTTACTGTTAATCAGCTAAATCCTCTCTATGATCGAGTTGAACCACTTATTACTCACATTGAAGTTTATGAAGATAATGAACTTATCTTTCGTGGTCGAGCGATTAAGCCGACTAAAGAAATGGCTTCTAATGGTGGTTTCACTCGTGAGTATATTTTTGAAGCAATTGATGCCTACTTGCTAGACAGTATACAGCGCTTTGATAATGATTCTGGCTCATCGGCTAAACAGTACTTGCAAAAATTAATTAAGGTGCATAATGACCAGCTTGATGATAAGTACAAGCACTTTACGCTTGGTAAATGTGATTATTCAGATAAAGATGGCATTATACAGCGCCAGATTGATTATCCGACTACTAAGGAAGCTATTACAGCTCAGCTAATCAATAAATCAGACGGTTATATCAGAGTTCGATATGACCACGATAAACAGATTAATTACATTGATTACACCAAAACAATAGGAGTATCCCACAAGGCGGACACTCCTATTTCTGTTGGTAAGAATATGCTATCTGCTAAACAGACTATTGATCCTACTGGGATAATCACTAGATTAATCCCGCTTGGTAAGGTTCAGCCAGCACCTAAGATTAACTTAGGGAACGATGATACAGTTAATGAAAGTACTGTTTCCAGTTCTGGTGTAACTCATGCTGTTAACGGCGATTGGGGTCCAGCTATTAGATACGCTGCTAAACTCATGGGCGTAAACGTAACTGATGAGTACGTTGAAAAGATTAAGCGCATGATCCAAGGCGAAAGTGGTGGATCTGAAACAGTTGTTAATAACTGGGACAGCAATGCAGCCGCTGGTCACCCAAGTACTGGTTTACTGCAATTTATACAGGGTACTTTTGATAAGTATTGTGTTAAGCCATTTACCAATTTACGAGGTGGATTTGATCAACTTTTAGCTTTATTCAATATGGACGATTGGCAAGCAGAAGTTGATAAGTGGCAAATCTATCATTCTTGGTCTCCTAATGGTAATCCTAGATTGAAAGAAGTAAGTACTAAGACCGTTAAGAAGACGTCACAAAATACTTGGGGCTGGCCTTTTCCTAGCGTTGGCGAAGGTCACTTTATGTCTGCTCAACTTTTTGGAGTTCACCCTGGCAATGGTAGGACTAATAATTTTCACGATGGGCTAGATTTTGGTTCAATTGACCACCCTGGCGGTGAAGTTCATGCAATTCACGGTGGAACGGTAACCAGAATTAGCAGTGACGGTTATATAGGTTGGTATGTAGTTACTCATTCAAGAGATGGATATGACATTGTCTATCAAGAAGCTTTTTCAAGTCGTGGAAACATCAGAGTTTCGCAAGGTCAAACGATTAAGACTGGCGATGTAATTGGTATCCGTGATACTAGTCACGTCCATATCGGGGTTACGAAAAAATCTTGGTATGAGGGTTACACAAAAGGTCATTCCTTTGACCCTAACTGGGCTTGGCTAGATCCTTTGAAGTTAATTAAAGAGAGCGGTCAGAAAGGCGATAAAGATAGTACCTCGACTACTTACGAAGATGAAAGCCCACAGCCACGTTTTAACATCTCTAGTGTTAATGGCGGTAAGGATTATATCGAAGATGCTGATTTAATACGGCAATTTGGCGTGATCGAAGGAACGCAGATTTTTGATGACTTGCAAGATCCAGCACAGATTAAGCAGATGGGCGAGAAGTGGCTGGCTAATGAAAAGCAGCATGTCACTAAGAACTCGTTTGAGGTTTCAGCGCTTGAATTGCCTGAATTTGATCGTTTTAAGGTTGGAGATTCGTATCAGTTCATTAATCCGCAAGTATCTAAGACAGCTCAATTACTTCAAGTTGTCGAGAAAGATATTGATTTTGCACACGAAAGAAACAGCAGCTTAAAGATTGCTGATGTTGCTAAGAGTTTGACAGATTACCAGATTGAAGATGGTAAAAAGATTAACGCTCGTTTTCAATCAATTCAAAAAACTCTAGCCCAACAATCTTTGACCATTGCTAATCTTTCATCTGGTGCTTTGAGTGCTGAAAGTAGCAATAGTCAGACTAACCAAAGCGTTAAGGAAGTATCTGAACAGAGTAATTTTAATGCTCAAAAGATTAAAGACGAGCTAGATAAGCACTTAACAGACTATGCCAAAATCAAGAAGTTTTTAGATGAAGAACTGCCAGTTAAGTATGCGACAGTTGAACAACTTAAAGCTTTAGGAGAACAACTAGGAAACAGATTAAAAAAATTAGAACAGAAAGGAGAAAGTGATGGCTAATTATTTTGATGCCACTCATATAGATGGTAAGAAACTAACGCCAGAAGAGATCGGGGACGCCATACGTCATAAGAAGTTTGGCATTGATGTCCGTGAAGCTATGGCACAAGGTCTTGAGTACTGTATGCGACAAGCTCAAAAAGTGGATGTATTAGAAACAGAAGTAAAGAACTTAGATGAACGTGTAACTAAACTAGAAGCCCTTCCTAGTGAAGTGGCTGATATTAAGCAAGATATCGTGGATATCAATATAGAGATTACTAAACTCAAAACTGCCGTCTTTGGCGATGGTGCTACAGCGGTTCATACAATTAGTTCTAGTGAAGACAATCATAGTCAAATAGCTGAGGAGGTGAAGCTTGACTAATGAATAATATTCCAACAATTAATAATAACGGACAACCATATTACTTCCCTGCTGACATTGCTAAAGAAGGCGAAGGCTATGTAAGACTTAGCAACTTTTTTAAAGTTCGTGTGAACGATAACGGCAAGGTTCTTCCTTTCAAGTGGTATGACCAAGGACGAGTAATGAACGTTCATGGATTTATCCCATTTATTCAAGGTGCAGTAGGTAAGCATTACGAAGATCCTGATACCAACGAGATTATCATGGCTCCAGATGCCCTTTACCGTGAATGGCAAGGCTCAATGGAAGATGCGCATGATGGCGGAGTGATGGACTACATCTTAGAAGATCAGATGTTTCCTCAAGAGGGTATCTTTAAGGGTCACTTTGGCTTAAAAGATGGCAATGGCAACGTTTTAACCAGCGTTAACATCGTGTTCGAAGTCTTAGGAAACGATCTTAGAATTGGTAACACTTATAAGTATTACAGTTCACGACTTGATAGTTTAGAACGAGAATATCAAGTAAAAACAGAGCAAATGGTTGCTGACGGCAATCAAAAGATTGCTCAATTAATAGTTGAAACCAAGACCAATATTGATACATCTCTTCAAACATCAAGAGAAAATCTTGATGCGCTTAATGGAGAGATTAGAGCTAATCGTGCAGAGCAAGAGAATATCAGTCAGCACTTAGCAGGTACTCAGCAACAAATTAAGAATTACGATATTGTAACCAGACCTGAATTTCAAACTGGTATGGATACGATGAACAGTGCAATCAACCAGCGTCTTTCACAGATGAAGACTAATCCTATTGCAGTTGCTAACGCTGGAGAGCTGACTACAAACTATCCTAATGGTGCGGACGGGATCTTCATTACTGCTGACACTGGTCACAAGTGGGTATACTTATATGGCGCTTGGAAAGACTGCGGTAATTATCAAGCTATTGGCATTGAGAACTCTGAACTAGCACCGCTTAAGGTTCAAATTCAAAAGCAAGAAGGCGAGATTAACCAAAATACCAACGATATTGGACTTAATTCACTAGGAATTAAGAAAAATAGCATTGATATCCAGAACCTAGAGGGCGCTGGTCACCTGATGGATATCTTGCTAGTTGATGACTTTGGTAACCATATCACAGATGATTACGGTAATCGTATTGGTGGCTATAAGTGGCTACCGTTGACTGATGTCACTCTAACGCAAGCTGGATTACCAGCCGATGGTCAAGCAGTCGGGGAAGCAATCAAGAATGCTACTAGTTTTAAGCCTGAAAAGTATGGTATGCCAGTTCTTTACCTGTGGGGGAGCAATATTCTATCTCTAAAGGATAAATCTAAAACTTTGAAGAATGAGGTTACTTATAGTTTCCCAGCATATGGAGTTTCTGGGACTGTAGAAAAGTTTAAGGTGCAAGGTGCTTCAAGTGTGGCTCTTCCTAAGAAAAATTACACTTTGAACTTAGATAAGAGTTTTCAAGCTTTTAGCGGATATGGAAAGAACCATAAGTACGTAATCAAGGCTAACTATACTGAACCATCACAAGCGCTCAACGTGGTTGGTGCTAGACTTTGGGGAAGTATCAGAGCTACGCACAGGACTGCTGATACGGGAATTCTCAACACGAACGGTGACCAATTAGTTGACGATAAAGGCAACCGCATAATTGCTGAAACAGACCCACAACTATCAATTGGTGGTACTTATGGAGCGGTAGATGGATTTCCGATTGGTGTTTATATTAATGGTCAATATTGGGGAATATACACTTTCAACATTCCTAAAGATGATTGGATGGCTAAGATGCCTAAGGAGTCTAAGAACAAGTACGCAATTATTGATACTATTTGGACGCCACAAGGTGCTTTCTTGAAAGAAACAAACTTGAAAGACGATCAGATGGAATTGCAGTTCTGTAGTACTAAGGATACGGATTGGGCTAAGGATTCAGTTAATGAATTAATTAGGGCCGTTTTAGCTCACTACGATACAGTAGATGACTTTAACAAGGCAGTTAGTCCACTGTTGGATTTAGACAGTGCTATTGACTACTATATCTTTTCTGTTTTAGTAGATAACGATGATGGTATTTTCAGAAACTACCTACTTCAAACATTCGATGGCAAGAAGTGGTATTTCGCAGCATACGATTTAGATTCAATCTTTGGACGTACACCAGACTTCTTAGAACATATGCCAGCTAAGTCTGATACTGACGATTGGCGAGATCATGGTGTGACTTTTGAAAATGTTACGAATGCTAACCGTTTGATGTATCAGCTTTGGAAGTTCTATAAAGATGAAATCTTAAAGCGTACCAAAGCTTTAATTGATGGTGTCATGTCAGATTCAGCAGTAGATACTGCATTTGTGGACTTTGTAAGACATATCCCAGTTAAAGCATTTGATGCTGAACTTGATGTATGGCCTTACACGCCTAACACGTCAGTTGATAACGTCAACCGTATTGGAAGATGGTACATGCAACGTATGGCATGGATAAAGAATAGGTATTTTAACAATTAATTAAAGGAGAAAAATAATTATGGCAGATATTAAATTTATGAATTTATCAGAAAACGGTAACCCAGCTACTACAGATAGCGTTTTAATCGGTAACTCACAAGATGGTATGAAACGCACAACTTTAGGAACTATTGGAAACATGTTTGCGGTACATAGTGCTTTACACTTTGAAGAAGTATCTGTATCAACTGCAACCAATTCAAGTAAAATAACAGATCCAAATGTTGAAATTGGGCTATCATATGACATCACTGCACCAACTATTTCTGGTTATACTTTTGAATGCTGGATTGGCTCTCAAAGTAATGGGTTTATTGCTACTAGCTATGTTAATAGTAAGCTTAATATGCAATCACAAGTTTGGATTAAGGCATTTGGAAGGGATCTAACAGTTGCTAATAATTCAATTACAGCAACTGCTTTATATATCAAGAACGAATTAGCCTAGTTTTTTTAGTCGCCTAAAAAATAAACAGTACGCAAGGGCGGCTAGTTAGGAGAGAATATGAAGAAACTAAAAAAGCTCCTACATTCTGAACACCCACAACACGAGATACTAGCTTTTGCAATGATGGGCATTGGGCTAATCCTTATCTGCAATGACTTTTATTTCTTTTGGCCGCCTTTTGCAGTTGGCTTTTTGAATGATGACTTAGTTGGAGGTGTTTTCTTGGTTGATGGCATCTTGCTTTTAAGATGGGCACTTAGTGCATCAGGTAAGATCTATGCCAACCGCAATCTACTAGTTATTACAGCTGGCTTGCTTGCCTTTGAAGCAACTGCAGAGTTCTGTCATGGCTATGTTTCAGGTAGACCACATATGGTCATGGCTGGCTTTCTTGAAGTCATAGTTTTACTTTTCGTCTTTTCCATCATTGGAAAAACTAAAAAGCACAATTACTAGTGGGAGGTGGTGCTGTGGAATTCATTAAAGCACTACCTTATATAGTAGGTATATTGGCAACCGTAGGAGCAGGAATTAAGTGGCTCTATGGAGAACTCAAAGAAGAAAAGAAACACTATGAAGAGCTTTATCAGCAAAAAGAAGCTGAGGTTGAAACTCTAAAAGATAAGATTAACCAATTGAAAATTAAGATAATCAAATTGGAAGCATCTCAACGAGGTGCTTTTTTTGATGGAAAGGATCATAAACATGATTAAAAAACTAGAAAAAGAATTAAAAGAGTTAAATGTCAAGCGTAGCAAATTATCAAAGTTTTTAGCCAAACAAAATAAAAAGACTTTGTCAGCTACTCAACTTGAACTCTTGAAAGAGCAAAAGCAAGCAATGGGTAAGTATGCCAAGGCTTTAAAGTTACGTATTAAAGATTTAAAGGAGGCTAAATAATGAACGTTAATCAATTACTAGATTTAGCTATCGTAGTTACATCAGTTGCAGCAGTCATTGTTGCTTCTGTATATGCTAAACATAAAATTGCAATCGACAAGAAAGCAGCACAAGGCGATTTACTCGCTAAAGCAGAAAAGATTGTTGCCCAATCTGTAAGTCCCCTTGTCTACCAAGCAGAAAAAAGGGGAGGGGACGGTGAAGATAAGTTAACCTTTGTCGTTCAAGGCTTATTCTTGCTCTTAGATATGGCACACTTACCACACCCAACGATGAGTTTCGTAAAAGGAATGGTTGAAAAGGCTGTGACTGCTATGAAGCAAACACAATCAATTGCAGATACTGTTGATAAACCTAAGACGACCATTGTTGGCGAATTAAAGGAAGTTAACAAGTAGGAGGTAACTTATATGGAAGTAGCAAAAAGAAGTTACGGTGTGGATGTATCTGATTGGCAAGTAGCTAACTTGTCAGCTATGACATCAGCTGGAGCTAAATATGCAATTGTGAAAGTATCAGAAGGTCTGAACTACAAAAATCCTAAAGCACCAGCACAAGTTAATAGTGCAAATGCTAATGGCATGATGTCAGCTGGCTATCACTATGCACACTTTAGTGCAAACCGTAGTCAAGCAGTGTTAGAGGGTAATTATGCGGTTAATTCAGCCAAGCAAGCCGGTATTGCTCCAGGTTCTTACTTAGCTTGTGACTATGAAGAGGGTAGCGGCAACAGCACAAATCAAGGAAAGAGTGCTAGTGCTGACGCTATCCTTGCTTTCATGGACGTAGTAGCAAGTGCAGGGTACAAACCACTTCTATACTCTGGGAAGTACATTCTTACTGATAAGGTTGACGTGAAGAAAATCACTTCTAAGTATGGCACTTGCTTATGGATTGCATCTTATAAGTACGATAGTGGTGTACGTCAAGATAACCCAGACTTTGGATATTTCCCATCTATGGATAACGTGGCTATCTGGCAGTTCACAGATAACTGGCGTGGGTTAAATGTTGATGGAAACATCAGCTTGATTGATCTTAAGACTGACGGTAAGCCAATAGTCCAACCATCTAAGCCAGCTGTTAAGCAATCAACACCACAATCTTGGGTTGATGAAATTGGTGATACTTGGTACAAGGAAGAAGGCAAGTTCTACCCAAATGGAACTATCAATATTCGCTATGGTGCTAGAACTACCAGTGATATCATCGGCACAGTAACCAAGGGTGATTGTGTTAAGTACGATGCTTACAGTCGCCACGACGGTTATGTCTGGATTAGACAGCCAAGAGCTGACGGAGAACCAGGTTTCTTAGTTTGTCGTCAAGGTAATGAACCGTGGGGAACTTTTAAATAG